AATTTATGGCACTAAACGCCGCCAACAATGGCATTAAGACCGCTAATAAGCTGGAAGCACCGCTAAAACTACTTAGCGTCGTCACCCAGCATCTTGGCGATAACGGCTACACCTGGACAGGTGCTTTAACCGTTCGTTCTCTGTACTTCAACGATGGTAGCCTTGTTGCTACTGACAACTCTAGCGCAACAGCTACTTGGGGTACTCCTGGTCTCTCTACTACAGTCGGTAACGATTACACGATCGACTATGACGAAGGTATGGTTACTCGTATCGGTCGTCAGCAACAGCAAGATGTTCCTATTGAGAGCCTTGGCGCTCAGTGGGCTGCACAGCAACTGTCAGATGTCTTCATCCCTGCTCACGACCAATACTCGTTAAGCAAGATCGAAGCAGCTGTACCTTACGCTAACAAGGTCGCTTTGACCCTGACTACCGCTGGTAACGCAACCGCATTGCCTACTGGCCTGAACTTGCTTTTCCAGCAAGCAGTCAACAAGGCTCGTGTAGCTGGTAACCCAAACATGAACAGCATGATTGCTTGGGTCTCCTACAACTTCGTCGCTAGCCTCCGTGCTCAGACGAACTACACCGGTTCAAACCTTGGTTTCGCTAACGCTCAGAATGGTCTCTTGGGTAAGTACAACGGTGTCACCACTGTTGAAACTCCTGACAACTACTTCTTGGCTGGTACCTACGTCATCATCGCTGACAAGCGAGCTGTCATTAACGTGACTCCAAAGGTCGCCCCAGAAGACTTCCGTATTCTTAAGGAAGTTCCTGGATTTGACGGTATCGAAGTTCAGATTCGTGACCGTGGTGCAACCATTCCTATGCTCCGCCGTGTTCAGAACTTGTCTCTTATCTATGCCACAAACAGCTAGTAAGTAACTAAGTGAAAATAGAAGGGCTCTCCTCTGGGGGAGTCCTTTTAATTATGCTTGTGTTTACCTGTGTAATAGTTGTATTATTAGGCTATGGCTACCCCTCAATACCAGGCTCTATCTGCCAGCAACGGCTCAGGCGAGGCAGTACGAGCTACTGTCCAGGCCGCACGAGCCATTGGTTCGACTACTATCTCCGTCAACGCCACTACGAACTGGCCGACCGGACCATTTATCGCCACCACTGGCACCTTGCAAGCTAACGGCACTCTTTTATCAACAACTGTTCAAGTATTTTATGGTACCGCCTCTGGTACTGCGATCACTATTACTAGTTTTGCTCCAGGTTACACTGACAAGGGTAACGCTATCAATGACGTTGTAGTACTTAAACCGACTACCGAGTGGGCTAATCAAGTGCAGAAAGTCATAGCCAATATCTATCCAGTAGGTGCAATTTATTCATCAACAGTCGCCACTAACCCAGCAACCGTATTCGGTTTCGGTACCTGGGTAGCCTTCGGCGCTGGTCGTGTCATGGTCGGTGCTGGAACGAGTGACCAAGCATTTGTGGCAGGGAATACGGGTGGTGAATCTAACCACACCCTTACGCAGGGTGAGATGCCTTCTCACGGTCACGTTATGGGCTTGCATGGTTCAGGAGCTGAGAGTACTGGATATGGTCTTACGCCGTCCGCTAGTTTTGCAGATCGTGTGGAAGTAACAGCTGGAGCTGGCCTTGGGGACAGTACCTCATCTACAGGGGGTGGCGGTGCTCACAATAACCTCCAACCGTACATCGTTGTTTATATGTGGAACAGAACAGCATAACACAGACATCAGGAATAAATGAATATGCCGCAACAACCAAAAACCCAGAAACAAAGCACCGAGCTTATTCTGTACCGCCTAGATGAATTAACTAGCACTACCCGTGATAGCTTCGATAAGATGGCTACTAAACTCGACAACATGAACTCTACCTATGTACCCCGTGAGGAAATCATGCTCTACCGTGCGGAAACGGTGAAGCAACTGCTCCAACACACCACCACCCTTGACCTCCACGCCCAAATACTCCAAGCTCTCCAAAAGACTGATGACTTCCAGCAGGGGGCTATTGACTCCAAGAAATCGACCAGCAATCTCACCATCGCCATCCTGTCAGCTATTGGTGCCCTTATCGGCGGCCTGGCGACAGCAGGACTCATCTTGCAAGGGTTGCACAAATGATTTGGTTATTCACCCCTCTGTATGGTAATGGTTACCAATTTTGGTCAGGAATTGGTTCAGACATCGGTGAGCTAACACTCGTTACTGCTGCCGTTACCTGGTATATACACAACCAATGCCACGTTGAGGGATGTCGCAAAATAGGCAAACACCCCTTCAAGCAGTACAAATTATGCAGCAAACATCACCCTAGTACCCCTGAGAAGGTTACATACCAACATGTCGTTAAATTACATAAGGAATCAAAATAATGGCTGGAAATGGAAAAATCACTTACACGAGAGGCACGAGCTACGCTCAGACCTACACTTACACGGCTCCAACGTACTTCGGGTCTATGCTCTTCTTCACGGTTAAAAACGAACAATTTGACTCAGATGCCACTGATACAACGAACTCAATTCTGACTCCTAAATCTATCCCCATGACTGGCTCAACGTTCCCACAAACAGTTGTTGTAAATATCGCCCCAACCGATATTGCCGACACGGTTGTTCCTGGCACCTACTACTACAGCACTAAGGTTAAAGACACTAATGGTGGCGAATACGTTATTGATTCAGGTCAGTTCGTATTAACTGGTGTAAGCACGAATAGGACGTAACCCAATGGCTGATGTCGTACAGGGTGCAACCGTCAACACGACCGTCACTACAGGCGGTACGGTTAATGCCACCGTTAGTACTGGCGGTACGGTTTCTACTACCCTGGGGGCTAAATCTACGGTAAATGCTACGGTTACTGGTGGTGGTATTGGACCTACAGGCCCGATTGGACCTACGGGTGCCACAGGCCCTCAAGGACTCCAAGGTACTCAAGGTATCCCTGGCCCAACAGGGGCCACTGGTTCTCAAGGCCCTATCGGTCTAACGGGTCCTACCGGCCCTACGGGTCCAACAGGTGCCACGGGTGCAGCCTCGACTGTACCTGGTCCAACAGGCCCAACGGGCCCTGCAGGCCCTACCGGTTCGACTGGTCCTACGGGAGCAACAGGCCCTGCTGGTCCTACGGGACCAACCGGCGCAACTGGCCCCACTGGTGCGGCTGGTACTAACGGTACTAATGGTGCTGTTTGGTACAACGGTACCGCCGTCCCTTCAACACTCCACAATAACGGAGATTATTACTTACGCACCACTACCGGTGATGTCTACCAGCAAGTCTCTGGAGCATGGGGAAGCCCGATCGAAAACTTGACCGGCCCAACGGGAGCTTCGGGTACAGGCTCAGGTAACGTATCCGGACCTGCTTCATCGGTCGTTAGTAATGTCGCTATGTTCAACGACACAACCGGAACGCTTATTAAAGATAGCGGTCTAACCCTGTCCGGTGCTAATACGGGCGACGAAACTACCGCCACTATAAAATCTAAGCTGGGCATTACTACTCTATCAGGCTCAAACACGGGCGATCAGACCACGATCACGGGCAACGCCGGAACAGCCACGAAACTACTGACCGCTCGGACCATAAACGGCGTATCGTTCGACGGCTCTGCAAACATTACGGTTGCTGACTCAACCAAAGTACCCACAACCACCACCGTAAATGGTCATGCTTTAAGCTCCAACGTAACAGTAACCGCCGATGACGTGCTCCCAACCCAAACAGGTAACTCCGGCAAGTTCTTAACCACAAACGGTACTACCTCATCTTGGGGAACGGCAGGGAGTGGTTCTGGTGATGTCGTTGGGCCAGCAAGCGCAACAGACACGGCTATTGCTCTCTATAACGGTACTACTGGCAAGCTGCTTAAAAACTCTGGGGCAACTATAGATGGTTCTGGCAACCTGACGGCCTATACACTAATTACCACCGGCGGAGATGTTACTACTTCTGCTGGAAATATATCCATACACGGCAATAGCCCAACGGCAGCTAATTCAAATGGTAGCGATACATACGTTACTGGTGGAACGGCAACTGGTACTGGAACCAACGGTAATGTATATCTTGGGCTAATAGGTCATGTTGCCGTTAAGAACGCATCATCATTCTCCGGTACGCTATCAATGGATAGTTTAACCGCTAACCGCACTTTCACCTATCCGGACACTACTGGAACCGTCGCTTTAACCACCTCAAACATCACAGGTTCAGCCGCCACCATAACTACCGCACGAACTGTTCAGACGAACCTGGCTAGTACGGCTGCCGCTTCTTTCAACGGCTCTGCCAACATTACCCCTGGTGTTACGGGTATCCTCCCTGTCGCTAATGGTGGCACAGGCTCAACGACGCAGAACTTCGTTGACCTTACGACGGCCCAGACAGTAGCAGGAGTCAAGACATTCAGCAGCGCCCCCGCCTCTACGGTGGCTACTGGTACGGCTCCTCTGACCATTACCTCTACAACCAAAGTAACAAACCTCAACGCTGATACGGTGGACGGTATTCATGCTAGTGCTACGCCTACGGCTAATCAGCTGTTGGCGTTGGATAGCAATGCCTTAATCCCCACAGCGGCACTTGGTGGGGTATGGGCTACCTGGACGCCTACCTGGACAAATATAACGGTCGGTAATGGTACAGTTACGGCTAGATATACACAAATTGGTAAAAGTGTTTTCTTCTTTTTAGAGCTTGTTTTTGGTTCAACGACCGCAATAACAGCAGGCTACCCCTCAGTAAGTATTCCTATTTCTCCTAAAATATCAGACTCAAATGCTGGCGGAATTACAACGGCGAGATATTTACAAACCGGTACAGCATGGTTTCATGGCATACCAGCTCTATCTGGCTCAGGTGCGGCTACTATCTCGTTAGGCTGTATGGATGTAACCGGCTCATTTGTTACTGAGACAGGTATTAGCGCAACAGCTCCGTTTACCTGGGCTACTGGACATAAATTGTTCGTACAAGGTTTCTATGAAGCAGCATAAGGAGCAAACACAATGAGTACACTAGACCAATCACAAGTAGCAGGGAGTACTTTCGCAATTTTCTAGCTATTTCTAAACATAAGTAGTATAAATAAAGACAGGAACAAACACCATGAGTTACACCACCGCTAAAGACATCTCACGATACCAGGGCTCCTGGCAAGATACTGGTGAACCTATCGTCTTCATAAAGATCGGTGGTGGTGACGATGGTCTCTACTACGATCAGGCTGCAAGTTCTGACTGGCCTGCTGCTGTCGCCGCTGGCAAAGCCGTTGGTGGCTACTGGTTCGGTGGTGGCTCACAGTCACCTGAAGCCGAAGCTGCCTTCTTCTTAAAGGGTATGATGCCCCTGACTGAGAATGATGTCTACTCGCTTGATGTTGAAGCGGCTCTTGCAGCTCGCCCAGATGTCGTTCAGTGGTCTGATGGTTTCATCGACTACCTAGCAGGCCAAGGTATTACCGGCGGGTTACTCTACATGAACCTGGCAACTCTTAACGCCCACGACTGGTCAGGACCACTCTCGAAGTGGGGTCTCTGGCTCGCTGACTGGGCTGTGTCACCTGACGCTACTATCCCATCGCACTACACCTATGTTATGCAGCAATACGCAGATGGCCCGAACTACGACCACGATGCATGGTTTGGAACCGTAGACCAATTCAAGGCTTACGGCTACCACGCTCCTGTCGCAGCTCCAGCCCCTGAGCCTACACCTGTACCCACTCCCGCCCCAGTCACAGAACCGGCACCTGTGACCCCTGTTGTAATTACGCCGTCCACACCCAGTCCATCAGCTACGCAAACAACAATATCAACACCT